TTAGAAATAGATGAATTATCATCAGCAAGTCTTGAGTTTGATTTAGTTGGTAAAGCATCTATAGCATCAAGACAAATGGAATTATTTGGTACAATGACTGCTATATCGCAAATGTCACAAATAGCACAACTTAATCCTGAAATATTTGATAATGTAAATGTTGATAAAACTGCTAGATTTATTCAAGAAGTAAATATGATGCCAATAGATTTACAACTTTCAGAAGAACAAGTACAAGAAATAAGAAATGGTAGAGCAGAAGCTGCTGCTGCACAACAACAAGCAGCACAAGCACAAGCATTAAGTGATGCTTATGTGAAAACAACTAAAGCACCTGAACAAGGTAGTGGTGCAGAATTTATTCAACAAATAGTTAATCAAGGAGCAGAAGAAAGTTAATGGACATAATTGATAAAGTTACCTACGATTTTGAGTGGGATAATGAGAAGGATTTATCAGAAGAAACTAGACGAGCTTTTGTAAACCTTTTTGACACATCAAATAACGACTCATTATTAGTAGTAAATTTTTTAATAGGTATTTGTAAGTGGCAAGATCAAACAGAATATAATGATCCTGTTATAGAGGCAAAGATGAATGCGTTACGAAATGTAATATTAAGTATTAAAAAACAAATAAATATGAAACCCATAGAGGAGGTCACTAATGAGTGAAGAAGAAGTAGTAGAGTCTACTGAAGAAGTAGTTGAAGAAGTTGCAAAGGAAGCACCTGCAGAAGAATCATCAACATCATTTGTTGATAGTATGTTATCTCAAATTGATAATGAAGATATTAAATCTGCAGGATTTTGGAAAAATCTAGAAGGTAAAGATGCTAACGAAGTTGGAAAATATATTAAAGAACTTCAAAGTTTTGCTGGTAAAAAAGGTGATATTCCAAAGTCAGATGCTTCGGATGAAGAATGGTCTGCATTTTATCAAAAACTTGGTCGTCCTGAAAATCTTGAAGGATATGATTTTACCATTGGTGATGAGTTTGCAAAAATTGTTGGAGAAGATTCAGCACCTTTTTTTGAAAAAGCAGTAGAAGGATTTAAAGAAAAAGCATTTGAATTAGGTGCTAGTGCTGAAAAAGCAGAAGAACTAGTTAATTGGTATCTTGGTATGGTAGCAGAAGAACTAGAACAATCATCCGCATCAGTTAAAGAAGCTGATGAAGAAATGGACAAAGAACTTCGTTCACAGTGGGGTGATGAATATGATGGTATGATGAATGGTGTTATAGCATTACTTAAAAATAATGGTATGCCTGAAGAAAATTTAAAGTTTGCTATTGATACAGGATTACTTAAAGACCCAGCATTAGCTATAACATTAGGTAATATTGCTAGTAAATTTTCAGATGACCCTGAAATAGGACATCATCAAACTAATACTATGGCTGGAGTTCGTGACCAATTAGCAGAAGTTAATATGGAAATAGCAGATTATATTAAAAAAGGTACTAAAGTGCCACCACATATAGCACAAAAACGTCAAGACTTAATGAATAAGTTAGGTGATAATTTATAATATTTTTTGCTTGACATATAATACGTACTTATAGTAAGGATTTATTAACGAAAGGGACAACCTATTTAGACCCCTGTAAGTTATCGTCAACCTAGACGTTAAATAGCAGGCAAGACCTCCTTGTGAGATAATCAGAGCCGATTAGTCGTGCTGTTAATTCAGCGTTAATTATTAATTAGCCAAAACAAGGAGATAATAAAATGGCTTCTACAAGTATAACTACTGCGTTTGTTAAGCAGTATGGTTCAACTTTAGACTTACTATCTCAAACTATGGGTGGAAAATTCACAGGCACTTGCCTTGAAGAATCCATTGAAGGTGAAGAAAAGTATTATGATCAATTAGGTTCAGTAATTGCAAATGAAGTTACTGACAGATATGCTGACTCACCTGAAAACGACATTACTCACGCTAGACGTAGAGTTGTCGCTACATCTTATGATGTTGGTTTGATGTTAGATAAGTTCGATAAAGTTCAAATGTTGGTCAATCCTGAATCTGAATATGTACAACAACAGGTTCACGCATTGAATCGTAAAAAAGATATTGAGTTCATCAAAGGTGCATTAGGACAAGCTCAAACAGGTAAAACAGGTTCTGTTGCTGCTAATCTTGGTGCTGCTAACAAAGTTGGTGCTGCAGGTGCAAGTATGACTTTATCTTTATTAGGTCAAATTAAAGAAAAATTCCAATCTAATGGAGTTGATTTAGATGACCCAATGAACAAAGCATATATTGCAATTAGTCCTAAAGTTCTTAACGATATGTTACAAATTGATAAATTAACAAGTTCTGACTTTAACTCTATTAAAGCTTTAGTAGGTGGAGATATTAACTCTTTCTATGGCTTTGAGTTTATTGTTACTAACTTGCTACCATTTATTAATTCAGCAGATAGCGTTGCTAACTTATCTTGGTCTGCAACTACAGATGCTCCAAATGCTGTAGGTTCAGGAACTGCTGACTTAAGAGGTTGTATTGCTTATGTTAAATCAGGTGTGCGTCAGGTTACTAATCCTTCTATTCAAACAGAAATTAGTAAGCGAGATGATAAACGCTTTAATTACTATGCTTACTCTTGTATGAGAACAGGTGCTGTTCGTATGGAAGAAGAAAAAGTAATTCAAGTATTGTGTGACGAAAGTCCGTAACCATAGGGGGAAATTAAAATGGCGAATCAAAATTCAACACAAATAACTGCTGTCTATGGTACAAGTACTGATGCTATTACTGCATCTAGTCCTAAAGATGGAGCTGATAAAGTATTTGATGCAACATCTAATAGTGGTGCTGTTAAAACTGCAAAGTTTGACTTCAATTCAGCTTCTGCTGCTCAAGATACATTTCGATTAACTGTACTTCCAAAAGGTGCGGTTGTTCTTAATGCAACTCTACAAACTAGTGCAGCTTTAGGTGGGGGAAGTAGTACAAGAGTCAATTTCTTTATTGATGATGTACAAATCGGAACTCACGATTCTATGGGTGCTATAAACTCGGGTGCTGTTCAAGTGCATTCAGGGTGGGATCAAGCACCTGTAGCTGCTACAGGAATAGGTCTTGTTACTCTTGTAGTAAGTGATGCAAACACAGTATCAGGTTCAGTTGACTGTACAGGTCAAATATTCTACTACGTAGACAACTAAAAAGTAATTCAGTAGGCATCTAACTACCTTCTCTGTTAGTGTAAGTCCTACATTTTTTTAAGGAGCAATATGACAAAGATTGATATATGTAATCACGCTTTGCTTAAAATTGGAGCGAGTAATATTGCTTCTCTTGACGTAGATCAAAATACAGATAATGCAACAGTACAAAGTGCAAAGCTTTGTAATATTCTTTTTGATCAAGCACTAGAAGAAGTATTAAGAACTTATCGTTGGAATAGTGCATTAAAAAGAGCAACTCTTTCTAGACTTACAGAAACCCCAGCTTTTAAATGGAAATATAAATATCAGCTTCCAAATGATTGTGTACGAGTATTAAATGTATATGATGAATCAGAAGCATACGATGATAGAACAGAATATGTTGTAGAAGGTAGAACTATTCTTTGCGACTATGACCAAGTATTTTTATGTTATGTTTCTAAAGTAGAAGATGTTAACACATTAGATGCTTTTGTAACACAATGCGTTATACAAAATTTAGCAATAAAACTTTCTGTTCCTATGCAGCTAGACCAAGTTATGCAAAATAATTTAATCAAAGAATATAATGATGTAATTCTTCCTATGGCTAGAAGTGTTGATACATTAGAAAATAAATATTGGGAAATGGAAGAAAGTGATTTTATTTTATCAAGATATAATGAAGAACCAATAATCTAATGGCTATTAATTACACACAAGCTTTTAATGCAGGAGAAGTATCTAGAAAATTAGATGGTCGTAATGATTTAGAAGCATATAAAACTGGTTGCAGAGATTTAGATAATTTTTTTGTATTACCACAAGGCGGTGTAGAACGCAGAGCGGGATCAGAGTTTATTCAGTTTACAGGAACAGATGGATCAAATCCAGCTAGAATAATAGAGTTTGATTTTTCTAGTGATGTATCTTATGTAATAGAGTTAGGTACAGATTATGCTAAAGTACATTATACACAAAGCGGAACTGACTTCGTAGTTAATGTTACAGAAACAGATAATATTAATTATACTACTACAGAACTTCGTCAAATACAATTTAATCGTAGATTTGATACATTAATACTTACTTGTCCTACAAAAGAAACAATGGTATTTAAACGCACAACTATTGCTCCTACATTTACTATAGAAAAAATTTCATATACATATCCACCATTAAGGGAAGAAAATATTACTTCTACTACTATTGATGCTAGTGCTGCATCAACAAGTGCTTTTTCAGGAACTAATATTTTATTAGCTAGTAGTGCAATATTTTTTAAAGGTCACGAAGATTCAACGTGGGGATTAGAACATATAAGAGATGCAGATAAAAAAGAAATATCTGATACAAGAACAGCTGGTGGTGAAGATGCTAACAGTAGTAATTTAGATGTTAGTTTTTCTAATTGGTCTTTTACAACAGATGGAACTTGGAAAGGCAGTTTAGTTATTCAAAGAAGTTTAGATGGTGGAAATTTTGATAATTATGTAGTTATAGGAGATACTACAGGAGGTGTAGCAAGAAACTTTACATATGCTTCAACAACACCTGAAGATGGTAATACTCGTATAAGAGCAAAATGGATATTAGATAGTGGTACACAAGATTTTAAATTTAGTTTAGAAACAGATAATATTTATCATAAAGGATTAGTAAAAATTACTTCAGTTGCAGGGGCAGATGTTGTTATAGGAACTGCTGCTTTAAGTTCTAATACTGTTACTATAGATACTTCATCTGCTCACGGATTATCTACAAATGATTATGTGTTAATTAGTGGATTAGGATTTTCAACAACAGACCCTAATGGTATACACCAAATAACTGTATCAGATTCAGATACATTTACATATGCTTTAACAGGTGCAAATGAATCATATACAGAATCTTCAAGCTCTATAATAGAAGCTACATCAAGAGCAAGTGCAACTATAGTTTCAATGATAGCTGGTATAGATGATACGTCTGCAAATCCTGCAGCAACTGTACATTGGGCAGAAGCATCTTTTTCTACTTATCGTGGATTTTCTCCAGCATCAGAATTTTTTGAAAATAGATTATGGCTTGCAGGTTCTAAAGATGAACCAGCAGATTTATTTGGAAGTAAGTTTAA